TTACTTCTTCGCCTCTGCAACCACTTTACTACCCACGCCGCGGTTATTGTATTCCCACATGCGGTTGTAGTTAGTGTCATTCAGATTGCGTTGTATTTCGTCGCTATCGTCAACGCTGCCGGTGTTACCTGCGAATGGACGATTGGAAATCACCGCATCGGCCCACGGTTTCGCCGTGTTAAAACCTTCGTTGATGGCGCTATCACGGATCACCACCTGACCGTTGGTATTGGCATCAACATCCAGCGAGCGACCCAGTTGCGCCACGCCATCACCGGAAGCATTGAAACGGCTGTTTACGGCGAGGAAACCGTAATAGATGTTAGACAGCGTAGCCGGTGCAAACACATACGCTTCTTGCTGAGTACGTGAGTTCACCACGCGGAATTCGGTGTTATCGAACACCACTGCGCCGCGACCAGAAACGATATCCACATCCCCTTCAATGTAACTGTTGGTCACCAGAGTACGCGGCTGACGGTTGGTTTCCAGACGGTTTTGCACACCACTGTTGGTGACAAAGAAGGTATTTTGACGACCGAGAATGTTGACGTTATTGATCTGCACTTTGTCGCCATCAGTACGCAGTGCCACCGCCGGATGGTTACCTGCATCTACGCTATCGCCCAGCGTGTTTTCGATGGTCAGGTTTTGCAGTTGCAGGCCATTGTTTTGTGACCAGAAGACCGCAGAGCAGAGAACGCCGATACTGTCGCTGCGTTTGCTCTGGCAGCTATCGTACATATACCACGCTGGTTTACCTGGCATATATTTGCCGCGCGGGTTGACGTCATGACGCCAGTCGGCAGGGCTCATGCCCCCATCAAGGGAAAGCCCAATCTTCACATCAATCGGTTTTTCACCTGTACCGTACAGAGTAATTCCACCCGGAGCGGCAGGGACATATACCGTTCCCTGATACTCACCAGGCATCACGGCAATATACTGGCGCTTGTTGGTGCGCTTGATAATTGCCGCATCTACCGCCGCCTGAATCGTGGTATGCGTTACACCTTGAGTACCCGCCGGGCCGACAACAAAGTCAGGTTGCGCAGGCAGGGTAATCGGGGAAGGATTCCACGCTGCCGCACCTGGTGTCAGGGATGCAAAATAGTGTTGAGCATCGAAATTCTGCGCTTCTTTTGCCGACAGAATCGGGCGAGAAGAGGTACCAGGCGCGGTTTGATCAGAAGGACGTTGATCGGGCGGTGTTGAGCTACAGGCGGTCAGCGTCACGCCAAAAGCCAATGCCAGCGCCAGACGGGAAACTGAAAATGTGTTCACAGGTTGCTCCGGGCTATGAAATAGAAAAATGAATCCGTTGAAGCCTGCTTTTTTATACTAAGTTGGCATTATAAAAAAGCATTGCTTATCAATTTGTTGCAACGAACAGGTCACTATCAGTCAAAATAAAATCATTATTTGATTTCAATTTTGTCCCACTCCCTGCCTCTGTCATCACGATACTGTGATGCCATGGTGTCCGACTTATGCCCGAGAAGATGTTGAGCAAACTTATCGCTTATCTGCTTCTCATAGAGTCTTGCAGACAAACTGCGCAACTCGTGAAAGGTAGGCGGATCCCCTTCGAAGGAAAGACCTGATGCTTTTCGTGCGCGCATAAAATACCTTGATACTGTGCCGGATGAAAGCGGTTCGCGACGAGTAGATGCAATTATGGTTTCTCCGCCAAGAATCTCTTTGCATTTATCAAGTGTTTCCTTCATTGATATTCCGAGAGCATCAACATGCAATGCTGTTGGGATGGCAATTTTTACGCCTGTTTTGCTTTGCTCGACATAAAGATATCCATCTACGATATCAGACCACTTCATTTCGCATAAATCACCAACTCGCTGCCCGGTAACAACAGCCAGTTCCATTGCAAGTCTAAGCCAACATGGTGATGATTCTGCTGCTTGATAAATTTTCAGGTATTCGTCAGCCGTAAGTCTTGATCTCCTTACCTCTGATTTTGCTGCGCGAGTGGCAGCGACCGGGTTTGTTGTTATATGGCCTTCAGCTATTGCCTCTCGGAATGCATCGCTCAGTGTTGATCTGATTAACTTGGCTGACGCCGCCTTGCCCTCGTCTATGTATCCATTGAGCATTGCTGCAATTTCTTTTGTGGTGATGTCTTCAAGTGGAACATCAGGTAGCCCCCTCCTTATTGCTTTAATTTTGCTCATGTAATTTATAAGTGTCTTCTGCTTGATTCCTCTGCTGGCGAGGATTTTTTCGTAGCGATCAAGCCATGAATGTAACGTAACAGAATTATCACTGTTGATTCTCGCTGTCAGAGGCTTGTGTTTGTGTCCTGAAAATAACTCAATGTTTGCCTGTATTGCTTCAGTAATTGCTATCCTCCTGTCTCTGCCTAATCCGAACTCTTTACCCGTCCTTGGGTCCCTGTAGCAGTAATATCCATTGTTTCTTATATAAAGGTTAGGGGGTAAATCCCGGCGCTCATGACTTCGCCTTCTTCCCATTTCTGATCCTCTTCAAAAGGCTACCTGTTACTGGTCGATTTAAGTCAACCTTTACCGCTGATTCGTGGAACAGATACTCTCTTCCATCCTTAACCGGAGGAGGGAATATCCTGCATTCGCGCACCCATCGACGAACTGTTTCAAGGCTTCTTGGGCGTCGCTGGCGAGCGTTCCACTCCTGAAGTGTCAAGTACATCGCAAAGTCTCCGCAATTACACGCAAGAAAAAGCCGCATTGATGCGGCGATGGTAGGTCTGGATATCATTGAGCAATGAACAGGCCTCATCGAGTGTGAGGCTGTATGGCTCCATTATTTCACCTCTTGCTGTGTCATTGTTGAAAAATGGATACCAGCTCGTTGCTGCCAGACGATCCAACCGAGAGTCATATCCCATGCCATGTATTCGTTATCGCCGTTTTTTGCTCTCCGACGATCTACTAAGTCACCGAAACGCTTTTCCATGAATAATTCATAGGCTTCGCGTTCATCTGGCTCTACTTCCAGAGATACGAGTGCGATTTCATAAGCACGGCGCTCAATATCGTCTCGAACCTCTAGGCTGCTGATTCGTTCTTTGATTTCTTTAATCAGTTCTTTATTGGTAAATGTGGTCATTATGCTCCAGCCTCCGGTGCTTTTGGCATTACTGCCCAGTGAGTGATATTGACGTTTTCAAGGTCCCCGACCTGAAATATCCACTGCCATTCTCCGGTTTCTTTTTGTCCCCAGGTGTACCAGAGAGAACGCCAGCCAATCAGCCAGCCTTCTCCATTAGCATCAAATAACAGAACACTTTCATTTGCTGGTGGCAGTTCAGCTGACACTGGTATTATTTTGTTTTCCAGTGCCGCACATTTAGCTTCAAGCGCGTCGAATTTACGTACCAGGTACTCAGCATTTGTTTCGTTCACTTTCAGATCTCGCGGTACACATTTCCCGCGAAGAAACCCTTCCATTTCGAAAACATTCATGCGCATTTGCGTAACTCCGATAAATCGTTAAAACGTTCCATAAACATCCCGTAGGCATGACCCGGTGCCAGTGGAATCACGTTGAACATCTCTGTTGCCGGGATGCCTTCCAGTACAGGCCAGAAAGAGCCATCATCAAGCCCGAGATCGCGGCGTTCGGTTGCCAGCATGATGAGATCGGCATATTTCACGGGTGTACTCATAACTGGGGGTAACTCGTATTTCTCACGGATTACGGCGTCTATTTTTTCTTCCATCCGTTTATAGTCAGGAAGAAGGCGTTTCAGTGGTGCGGGAATGTCCTGGCAATACGCTTCTGTTGCATCATGCATTAACGCTTCAAAAGCAAATTCCTGCGGCACCAGCTGGCTGCAAAGAACCGCATGTTGGGCGACGCTGTAGAAGTGCGAAAGATGACCGGCAAAGCGACAGATATTTGAAAGGGAAACCGCGATATCGTTAATATCGATGTCGTCTTTATTTATCTTGTCATAATAAAAATGCTTCCCGGAAAAAGTTTTAATAAATGACATTTTGTTCTCCACGTATATGCACTGCACCGCGTTGAATTCGGGTAAAAGGAAGCCCTCACCGTCCGGCGATTATTGAGTCAATTACATTTCCATAAATGCCCCCGTAGGGGCGGTTAGTTTCTCCACAAAACAGAGAAGAACACCTGCGGTGGCAGCCGCCCGGATGGATTGGGTTATGAGCCCGTCGTCCGGTGATGCTCTTCTCTGTTTTGTAAAAAGGACGGTACCAGCCGGAAGCAAGGGTACAAGCTGGTACCGCCAAGACTACACACAGCATAAAGTTGTGGTGCCGGGTGCCTCCCGGTGCCTGGCGAAGGTTGCACACCAGGCGGGTGGGTATCCACAGAAGGTCGACTGTCAGCCTCAACCTTAACCCGCGTGCGCTGAGCCGCATTCACCACAACGCTAAGGATTCTCTCTGGTTGAAAATACTTAGCTGTTATGTGCCTGTCTTTTCACCACTTCAGGCTCGGTGGTATCCTTTTAAGCCCGTATACATAAAAGGAAAATCAAATGACTTTTGATGAAAAAGAACTTGATAATGCAATTAATAAAATCATCGTAACGTCGCTCTTTTCCTGTCTCAGCGACACTCAGCAAAAACAGTTCTACGAATCGGCTTTCAACATGATCGAGCGTTGTTGTTTCTGCGATGCCGACGAGTTACCTGAAAAAATCAGGAAACAGTTGGCTGATGCTCTTCGAGTGCGACTTTCTGACCAATTTTCTGAAATGTACTCTCCGAATTTGGACAAATAGAAAAAGGCCATTTCCATTCAGGGTCTGATGGAAAGACTTCAGCCTGTTCTAAAGCACGGCGTAAAGAGAACACAACTCCAGCCATAATCTGATGTTTCCCATTGGTCCAGCTATCGCCGCTCTGATCTACAGGAGCGGCTATGTCGTATGACCAAACGACTTCACCACTATTGTTTAAAATCTGGACTTTCATTTTGTTCTTTAACCTCCAGATTTCCGCGCATCTAAAGGCGCATTCTCATTTGGTGTGAACTGAATAGTTGTGCTGATATTGATTAATGCCCCGACACACAAGACTACGCACTCAGAGCAGATAGCAACTTCATCTTTTCCGCCTTTGGCGATGATTTTTTTTGCCTGCAGCTCGTTTGCGCCACAAAACGAGCATGTGAAATAACGGTTCATTTGCGCTCTCTTACACATAGTATTTAACGAATCATCCGGTCATTCATACGCCACCGGCGGCTACTTCGTGGGCGTCCTGCCTGTTTGTTGTTTCTCTTAGGTACATTATGTATCTCAAGGGTACATTGTCAAGTATAAAAAAACCTGCCGAAGCAGGTTCATAAACATTGATTAGGCTTTGATTTTGTATCTTCTTGGTTTTCCTGAGAAAATCACAGTTCCAATTATAGAGCAATTACCGTTGATCTTAATGTAAGGCTCAGGCCAGTTTGGGTTTAACGCTTTGAGATAACGCTGTGTCCCATCTTCTATCAACCTTTTGAAGGTGGTTTCACCTGTATCGTGCATCAATGCAATAACGTCGTCACCGTGGCAGGCAGGTACTTCAGGATCGACAAAAATCATGTCTCCCGGGCGGTACTCATCAATCATTGAATCACCTATCACCCGCAAGATATAAGTCATTTCCCCACAGGGTACAGGGCAGGGATACGTTTCTGCTGTGCTCAAATCAACCTCAGAATATCCAACTTCTTTCCATGCTCCGGCCTGTACCCATGATATGACAGGGACTAATGTGATTTGTTTATTAGTGATTGAAACATCAGGTTTTTTTGTGATGTTGGTTGTCTGGTGTTCTTGATCGAGCCATCCGACAGGCAGGTCGAAACATTTTTCGATGTGTCGTGCCATGCTGTCACCGATATTTTTAGTAGCACCATCTCCCATAAACCTGCTGGTCTGGGTTGGCTCGCGATCAATCATAGTGGCAAAGGAAGAATTCCCGCCAACACCATCTCTCAGTTTTCTGGCGTTAGACCGCCGGATGTCATGGATTGTTTTCATAACGAAATTAAAACCCTTGTACCGTTAAGGTACAAGTATCTTGAAGGTTCATTTTAATCATGTAATATGTACACCGGAGGTACATATTGTATGAAAGCGTATTGGGACTCTTTAACCAAAGAACAGCAGGGCGAGTTGGCCGGAAAAGTTGGCTCAACACCTGGCTACTTACGGCTGGTTTTCAATGGCTATAAAAAAGCCAGTTTTGTGCTGGCTAAAAAACTTGAGCAATGCACGTCAGGTGCAATTACGAAATCTGACTTAAGACCGGATATCTATCCGAAAGATTAGCAGAACACTTTCAATTTTTAACCACAGAACGATGAGGCTAATCGTGGGTAAGCATCACTGGAAAATAGAAAAACAGCCTGAGTGGTACGTGAAAGCTGTCAGAAAAACTATCGCGGCGTTGCCGGGTGGTTACGCTGAAGCGGCTGACTGGCTGGATGTAACAGAGAACGCTTTATTCAACCGCCTTCGTGCAGATGGCGATCAGATTTTTCCGCTGGGATGGGCAATGGTTTTACAGCGTGCTGGTGGCACTCACTTCATTGCTGATGCTGTGGCGCAGTCTGCAAATGGCGTATTTGTGTCTCTTCCTGACGTCGAGGATGTGGACAACGCCGATATTAACCAGCGTCTGCTGGAAGTCATTGAACAGATCGGCAGTTATTCAAAACAGATTCGTTCAGCAATCGAAGACGGTGTAGTGGAACCGCATGAGAAAACAGCAATTAACGACGAGCTATATCTCTCAATTTCGAAGCTGCAGGAGCATGCAGCACTGGTCTACAAAATCTTTTGCATTTCAGAAAGTAATGACGCCCGCGAGTGTGCAGCTCCGGGCGCCGTGGCGTGTCGTGACTGTGGAGAAACTAACGCATGAACAGTTTAACAACACACTACCGTCGCTCGCAACTGATTGCGCTTCCTGTACCGGGTGGAAAAGCGAAGGTGGAGTATTGCTATGCAGTAAATGTACCAGGTGACAGGGAAATTGTAACCCACAGCTTTGCAGAGTGGGCTGTGGGTGATTTCAACCGGCAGAAGGAGACAGTCCTTTGCGACAAGTTAACCGCTGGTTCAAAGATCACTACGGAGTGCCCGTCAGAGTCATTCGTTGGGAACCGGAAACACAACGGGTTATCTACCTCCGCGAAGGCTATGAGCATGAGTGCTTCAGTCCGCTCGAACAGTTTCGTCGTAAATTCAGGGAAATAGAGGTCGGTCATGAGCACTAAATTAACCGGCTATGTATGGGATGGTTGCGCAGCGTCAGGCATGAAATTATCCAGCGTGGCAATTATGGCCCGCCTGGCTGATTTCAGTAATGACGAAGGTGTGTGCTGGCCATCAATTGAAACCATTGCCCGTCAGATTGGCGCGGGGATGAGTACCGTCAGAACGGCTATCGCACGGCTGGAAGCAGAAGGCTGGTTAACGCGTAAGGCGCGTCGCCAGGGTAACCGCAATGCGTCGAATGTTTATCAGCTTAACGTTGTGAAGCTTCAGGCAGCGGCATTTTCTCAACTGTCAGATTCTGACCCGTCAAAATCTGACGCATCAAAATCTGACCCGTCAAAATTTGATGCGTCGAAATCTGGCAAAAAAGCGGGTTTTCACCCGTCAGAATCTGGCGGGGATCCGTCAGTAAAATCAAAACATGATCCGTCAGATAAAAAACCTTCTCGTCCGGACGCTTCGCAACCGGACACGCAGACGGCTGAACAGGATTTTTTAACTCGCCATCCTGATGCGGTTGTATTCAGCCCTAAAAAGCGCCAGTGGGGAACGCAGGATGATTTGACCTGCGCACAGTGGCTCTGGAAAAAAATCATCGCCCTGTACGAGCAGGCTGCCGAATGTGACGGCGAGGTGGTTCGTCCCAAAGAACCGAACTGGACAGCCTGGGCAAACGAAATTCGCCTGATGTGTGTGCAGGATGGTCGTACTCACAAACAAATCTGCGAGATGTACAGCCGCGTCAGCCGCGATCCGTTCTGGTGCCGTAACGTGCTCAGCCCGTCGAAGCTGCGGGAAAAATGGGATGAGCTTTCCCTGCGCTTATCGCCGTCCGTAAGCACGTACACCGAAAAACGCGAAGACCCGTACTTCAAATCCAGTTACGACAACGTGGACTACAGCCAGATCCCGGCAGGATTCAGGGGGTGATCATGAGTCTGTTAAATGACGTTCAGAAATTCATTGAAGCCCATCCGGGGTGTACTTCCGGAGACATTGCGGATGCTTTTGCAGGTTACTCACGGCAGCGCGTTCTGCAGTCAGCAAGCAAGTTACGTCAGAGTGGGCGTGTGGCTCACCGTTGTGAAGGGGATACACGCAGACATTTCCCGCGCCTGACTGAGAGAGCGCAGGAGCCGGAACCACAACCAGTTCGTGAAACCAGACCTGTGCGCAATTTCTATGTCGGCACTAACGATCACCGGGTGATTTTGTGCCTGACCCGCCAGGCTGAAGAACTGGAGTCCAGGGGCTTATACCGTCGTGCTGCAACCGTGTGGATGGCGGCATTCCGTGAAAGCCACTCCCAGCCAGAACGAAACAATTTTCTGGCGCGTCGTGAGCGGTGCTTACGGAAAAGCAGCAAGCGCGCTGCATCGGGTGAAGAGTGGTATCTGTCAGGGAATTACGTGGGGGCTTAATGAGTAATAAATATTGCCAGGCGCTGGTGGAACTGCGGAACAAACCAGCCCATGAACTGAAGGAAGTGGGCGATCAGTGGCGCACGCCGGACAACATTTTCTGGGGAATTAACACCCTGTTTGGCCCGTTTGTTCTGGATCTGTTTACTGACGGTGATAACGCCAAATGTGCCGCGTATTACACGGCGGAAGATAACGCGCTGGCGCATGACTGGTCAGAACGTCTTGCGGAGCTTAAAGGTGCTGCCTTTGGTAATCCCCCATACAGCCGCGCCAGTCAGCATGAGGGGCAATACATCACCGGCATGCGTTACATCATGAAACATGCCAGTGCCATGCGTGATAAGGGCGGGCGCTATGTTTTCCTGATCAAAGCTGCCACCAGCGAAGTGTGGTGGCCGGAAGATGCGGACCATATTGCTTTTATTCGCGGGCGTATTGGTTTTGAACTGCCTGCCTGGTTTATCCCGAAGGATGAGAAGCAGGTGCCGACAGGCGCTTTCTTCGCTGGTGCTATTGCTGTTTTCGACAAGACCTGGAAGGGACCGGCAATCAGCTACATCGGGCGCGATGAACTTGAGGCATGTGGTGAAGCCTTTCTGGTGCAGGTTTGCCAGCAGGCGGAAAAACTGGTCAGGGAGATGGCGGCATGACGACGTTAACTCAATGCCAGCAGCAGGTGCTGGATATGCTGATTTCTTACCAGAAAGAGCGTGGCTTTCCGCCAACCAATCAGGAGGTGGCAACCATGCTGGGATACCGTTCAGTGAATGCAGCGGTAGAGCATCTTCGTGCACTGGAGAAAAAAGGCGTCATCACGATAAAGCGTGGCGTGGCCCGGGGGATAACGCTTCATACCGCGGTGAAGGACGACGACAGCGAGGCGGTCGGGATTATCCGCGCACTGCTTGCCGGTGAGGAAAACGCCAGGCTGCGTGCAGCCCACTGGTTACATGAGAGAGGCCTGAAAGTATGAAGCTGATCTTGCCTTTCCCGCCCAGCGTGAACACGTACTGGCGACACCCCAACAAAGGGGCGTTTGCTGGTAAGAGTCTGATAAGCGCGGCGGGGCGAAAATTCCAGAGCGCGGCGTGCGCAGCAATAGTTGAGCAGTTACGTCGTCTGCCGAAACCAACGTCGGCACCTGCTTCAGTGGAGATCGTGTTGTTTCCTCCGGATAACCGGATCCGCGATCTGGACAACTATAACAAGGCGCTGTTTGACGCCCTGACCCACGCGGGTGTGTGGGAAGACGACAGTCAGGTGAAAAGAATGCTGGTGGAGTGGGGACCGGTTATCCCGGGAGGGAAGGTCGAGATCACTATCAGTAAGTACGAGAAAACGGCGGGTGCAGCCGCCTGATTAAGAGGAGAAACGAAGTATGAATAATCTGATGGTCATTGATGGTATTGAAGTTCGTCGTGATGCTTATGGGCGTTACAGCCTGAACGATCTGCACAGGGCAGCCGGGGGAGAACAAAAAAACCGCCCGAAATACTGGCTCTCCAATAAGCAAACCTGTGAATTGATTGAACAACTTTTCACCGAGGGTGGAATTCCGCCTCTGGAACAAAATCAACAAGTTAGCGTCATTAATGGCGGAAATAACCAGGGGACGTATGTCTGCAAAGAACTGGTGTATGCCTATGCAATGTGGATCAGCCCGTCATTCCATCTGAAGGTGATCCGTACTTTCGACATGGTAACCAGCGCACCGGAAAAATTATCCGGACAGGCTGCTGACAAGATGCAGGCTGGTGTGATTCTGCTGGACTTTATGCGCCGGGAATTAAACCTGTCTAACTCTTCAGTGCTTGGTGCCTGTCAGAAACTCCAGGAGGCTGTTGGCTTACCGAATCTGGCACCGCGCTATGCCATTGATGCTCCTGCTGACGCGCCTGATGGCTCAAGCCGCCCCACGCTGTCACTGAGTGCACTGCTGAAGCAGTATGGTATCCGCCTGACAGCTAATCAGGCATATCACCAGATGGTGAAGCTGGGGATCGTCGAGCAGCGCGAACGATACAGCCGTACCGCGATTAACAACATCAAAAAATTCTGGTCGCTGACAGCGAAAGGCTGCATGTTCGGCAAGAATATCACCAGTCCCGCAAATCCGCGCGAGACGCAGCCGCATTTCTTCGAATCCCGATTCCCTGAGCTGTTAAAGCTGCTCGATACCGTTCATTGAGGTGACCGTGAGAGCACTACTGACCCCTGAAGTTGCCCCGCGTATGGGGATCGTATTGTTCAGGCCAGGTTCAGAGTTGATGCCCCTGTTTATGCAGGGGCGTGTCCTGCTGGAGCCTGAGCCGGAACGTTATTCATCTTTCGCCAGTGGTGCAGTTCCGGCGGCATCACAACCGCTGGTGGATGATCCTGCCGTTCGGGCCGTGTTCCGCAATGAGGCAGTGATCCGTCGTGCTGGTGGCGTGGAATGTCTTGAAAGCTGGTTACTTCGTGAAAAGGGCTGTCAGTGGCCTCATTCCGACTGGCACAGCGAGAACATTACCACAATGCGACACGCTCCGGGCGCAATCCGTCTGTGCTGGCACTGTGATAACCAGCTGCGCGATCAGTTCACGGAACGGCTGGAATCAATGGCAACGGATAACTGTGCCCGCTGGGTGTTGTCTGTTGTGCGTCGGGATCTCGGTTTTGATGATAGTCACGTTGTGACAATGCCGGAACTGTGCTGGTGGCTGGTTCGTAATGATCTGGCGGATGCCTTACCGGAAAGTGCAGCCCGTAAGGCACTGAGATTACCGAAGCCTGTTGTGCCATCTGTCACCCGGGAAAGTGACCTGGTGCCTTCGGTTCCTGCCACCAGCATCATCCAGGATAAGGCGAAAAAGGTGCTGGCGCTGAAAGTGGATCCGGAGTCGCCGGAGTCTTTTATGTTACGCCCAAAACGTCGCCGCTGGGTTAATGAAAAGTACACGCGCTGGGTTAAGACGCAGCCGTGCGCATGTTGTGGAAAACCTGCTGATGATCCCCACCACCTGATAGGCCACGGTCAGGGTGGAATGGGTACAAAAGCGCATGACCTCTTTGTGTTGCCTTTGTGCAGAAAGCATCACGACGAGCTGCATGCGGATACCGTGGCATTTGAAGAGAAGTATGGCTCCCAGCTGGAGCTGATATTTCGTTTTATCGACCGTGCGTTGGCAATTGGTGTGCTAGCCTGATTTGGTGGAGAAAGTTGATGTGTGATATGTATGAAGTATTAGACCGTTGGGGAGCGTGGGCTGCGGCAGAGAACAGTGGTGTGGATTGGCAACCGGTAGCCGCTGGCTTCAAGGGGCTTTTACCTCATGGCAGAAAGTCCCGGATTCAGTGCGATGATGATGAAGGCATCATGATTGATGGCTGTGTCGCCCGCCTGCGGAAGTATAAACCAGAAGAATATGAGCTGATCATTGCTCATTTTGTGATTGGTATCTCATTACGCACCATTGCTAAGAAAAGAAAATGCTCTGATGGAGCAATTAGAAAAGAGCTTCAGGGAGCTATAGGGTTTATATCAGGTATTCTATTATTGTTAGGCGAAGCCCTCTAGGGCTCCGCTTTTAAAGTGATGCGATGATAGCCCTTCCAAGAGCTTCAGCCATCTTGGGAGGGACTGCATTCCCTATCTGTTTGGCTTTCGAGACTAAAGAGCCTGTGAAGGAATAGTCTAATGGGAAAGTCTGTAATAACGCAGCCTCTCTAACAGAAATAGCCCTATCTTGCTCTGGATGTCCGAAACGTCCATTCGAATAGCTTATACATCTAGTTGTTAATCCACTTGCTGGTTTGTCCCAAGAAAGCCGTCCATAAACATCAGTATGCCCTTTATATTTTTTATGGCATTTTAGTATAAGTTCTTCAGGCCAAGATTCTCTACCTTTTCCTTCAGGAGTCGCTTTAATACGTTTAATATTTAGATCAGATAGTTTGGCTGCTGTATGATCCATAACATCTTTATGAGTTTCACCGGCAGCAATAGGAGGTAATCCGCCGATCCAGTCTCTGACAGTTGCATACGGAGTTTTTAATCCATCATGAGTTTGTGATGGAAGCTTAATATTCGTGTGTTTTGACGCCAGTAAAACAAAACGTTCACGTGTTTGAGGAACCCCGAACCACAACGCAGGAATCACACCAAAATCAACGTTGTAGTGATGATGTGCTAAAACCTCAAGAAATTTCTGGAAATTTCCATTGTTAATATCGACATTTTGGATTCCTGGTACATTCTCTACCAGTACAAAGTCTGGCGTATAATAAGAGACAAACCGTGCAAACTCAGTAAGCAGATCTTTTCTCGGATCATCCTCGTTCCGTATTTTATTTTGTTTCGAGAATGGTTGACATGGAGCACAACCACAAAATAGGGTTAGAGCTTTGCTTTGTGTTGACGCACAAACCAGATGCTTAATTTCCTCAACGTGTGTATCTTTGATATCACCATTGATAAAATGTGCAAATGGATTATTCATTTTAAAGGTGTTAGCGGAGTCTAGATCAATATCTAAACCGAAAATAATTTCCATTCCCACCGCTTTTAGGCCTACACTGGTTCCGCCGCAGCCGGAAAAGAAATCGTAAACGTGTATCTTTTTAGCCATTATCTACCTCACTCTTGGTCTGATAGTATCATTATCTAAAAAGATTTGCAGCAACTCTCGAGTTTTTGTTAACACTTCATGATTATTTGGTATTTTATTAAGAATTCTGATTTGTGTTTCAAAGATATCGTCACTGGTAACGTTTTCCAACCCTGTGTCTAACTTACAAAGTTCTTTGGTGATTTCTTTAGCATCTTGAATGTTTTTGGGGATTTGATCTTTATATTCTTTATAATCACCATGAACATTCTCAATAAGAAATGCTTCAGGAGTATAAACAGGAAGAAAAGCAATTTTATCGTGGATGAAATCGATAAAATTTCTTTGCATTTTGTATTTTTGATTGTTATTTGATGAGCCATTAGAACCATCACAACTAAATTTTATATCTTGATTGGTTATTTCTTTTATGATGTTTTGAAGGTTTGTGTTTTGATTTTCTGGTATGGAATCAGAAGTTGGATAATCATCAGTTCTCGATTGGTCACCATCTAATAAGAAAATAACGTTTTTAACATTGGCAACACATAAAGGCACAGCCAAAGTTTGAAGAATACTTCCCGCTCCTCCAGGAACATGTTTTACTTCGAAGGAGTTTAATAATGCTTCACCACCCGCTTTAAGCGCCTTTTCTACAAACCTCTTCGCTAACCGATCTTCTACAATAACGGTTCTTTTATCAATGCGTTCACCAAGAATAAAGAAAGATTCTTCTGGGCTGACATTTTGAAGAACATCAACCTTTCCTATTTTATCATTCAGACAGAATAATTTTATGGCATTTTTAGGCAAGTCTTTTACTATTGTTGATGAATGTGTGGATATGACAATTTGATGTTTCTTTTTAAGTGCTTGTTCTGATAAAAATTCCATCAATTGACATTGAGCAGAAGGGTGAAGTGATACTTCAGGTTCATCTAGCAGAATTAAAGATGCATCAGGGCTATCCATTAGTTTATGCACTAATATAGATACAGCAAATTCCCCACTGCCTGCGAAAGCTTCAGAATATTTTAAGTTTTCTGATTGAAGAATAATTGTGGGAGCTTTGTCATTAGTGAATAAGCTATGTTCAATAAGGCGGATGCTTGTGTATTTGCGACCTAAAATCTTGCTGATTGCCTCTACCTTACTTTTTTCTAATAAAGTGTTAACAAATAGCTTGTCTTTTTTTCCTTTATGAGGTTGATATTTTTTAAGATCGTTATCTATAATGTCTTTTAGCATCTGACTGCGTTTTCTAAGATAATCTTTCTTAGGGTATGTATGAAAATCAGAGTGATAAAAGAACTTATCAAATGCACTGATAGTTGCTCTGAAATCTAAATATATTACATTTTTGTCAATAGCTTTCCACCTAGTCCTTAGTTGATTGGTTGAGATTTTTGTACTAGGCATTGGAGCCATGTTGTCGGATTTTAATGGTCTGGATGGTTCCCAGTAATCAGGATCATTTTCTTTAGAGATTCGAGTTTTAATTACTTCAACAATTGAATCAGTAGCTTTGTCATAATATCCATAAATAAATCTAGAACGACCACCATCTTTAATCTCATCTACATCTGTAGAAAACCATAAGCTACCCAGAGAATAGTTGTTTGGAGAACCGAATAGGGCTCTTAAAACAGAACTTTTATTGGTTCCGTTTTGACCAACTAATGCTGTAATTGGATACTCAAAATCAATCTTGCTACCCTCTGCAAGGTTTTTAAAAAAAGGAAAACGAATATGTCTAATAAATGGCTCAATTTTAGACGATGCCATAATTTTCTTTAGTTTTAATTCTGTGCTCATTTTTTATACTGAAATGGTTGCAAGGTAATGTATTTTACGAAAATGCTAACGCGTACGCAAAAAACATTGTAATCTGTTAAGAGTGGTTACTTCGCCACACAGCTTAAACCCGCCGTCGAGCGGGTTTTGTCGTTTCTGGGGCTGGGGATTCGTTGGTCCTTGCCTATTCCGCAGTTATCCATTGGTTCGGCTTCTTTGACGTTTCCGCTTCTGATTTGCGGTACATGATGTTCCCTCAATTTGCACCTGCTGTATTAGCGAGGTGAGAGATAACTACAAATGCCTCATAACCCAAATACTTGGCTGGAGTTGGTCCAGAGCTGGTGGCGTGGAGACACACCGCTGGGCGCAGTGATTATGTCGATCGTTATGGCTGGTTTACGTATTGCCTATTTTGGCAGTGGTGGTGGCTGGAAACGAAAAACGCTCGAGATTTTGCTCTGTGGTGCTCTGACGCTGACTTTTGCATCCGCTCTTGAGTATGTCGGATGGCCTAAATCGCTTTCTGTTGCCATTGGTGGTGGGGTGGGGCTGATCGGGGTCGATGCAATTCGTGGGGCTGCAATGAGAGTAATCGGTAACAAGTTTGGTGGCTCTAAGGAGTAATTTATGCAGGTACTAAATTCCCAGCGTAAAGCTTTCCTCGATATGGTGGCATGGTCAGAAGGAACGGATAACGGACGGCAACCGACATGTAACTACGGTTATGACGTTATTGTCGGAGGCGAACTATTCACTGATTACTCCGATCATCCTCGCAAACTTGTCACACTAAACCCGAAACTTAAATCAACAGCAGCTGGTCGTTATCAGATTCTTTCACGCTGGTGGGATGCTTATTGTAAGCAGCTTGGCTTGAAAGACTTCTCTCCAAAAAGCCAGGATGCTGTGGCATTGCAGCAGATTAAAGAGCGTGGCGCTTTACCTATGATTGATCGCGGCGATATCCGGCAGGCAATCGACCGTTGCAGTAATATCTGGGCTTCTTTGCCGGGTGCTGGTTACGGTCAGTATGAACATAAAATCGGTGACCTGATTGCCCGGTTTAAAGAGGCTGGTGGGGTGGTAAATGAAGTTGAGCTATAAGCTGGTTATCGCTGCATTCTTCGTTACTGTCATTGGTTCTTTTATCTGGTCTGCCAACCACTACTACAGCAAATATCAGCACGAAAAGAAACGCGCTGATGAGGCTGTACGAAATGCTGAATCAGCAACTGCCATTACTAATAACGGCCTGCAATCAATGCAAATCATCAATACAGTTCTGGAGGCTAACCAGCATGCAAAACAGCAGATCGCACTGGAGTCACAGAGAACCCAGGAAGATATCAAAGTGGCTGTTGCGGATGATGATTGTGCTTCACGTCCTGTGCCTGCTGCCGCTGCTGACCGGTTGCGGAAGTTCGCGGACAGTTTACGTACAAGTTCCGGCGATACCACTACCGGTGAGTCTGACCGCTGAAACCCCACAACCAGTTATTCCAGAACCGCTGACATATGGGGCCAGTTTTAATTTAAATGTGAGTCTGTTATCAGCCCTTGGACAATGCAATCGAGATAAGGCTGATATACGTAAAATAGAAAATCACTCTATGGAATTAAGATGAGAAACAATTAAGTCCAGAATGGTTAAGTCGCTTGATAATAACCTATGCATCTTATTTATTGTAATTTATGTTGAGGTTTGAATAAGATAAAAGGGCGCCGAAGCGCCCCTTGTCATTAGCCATCGTTCCTTGAGAACGTAGCAGTTACTGTATTCTTAGGATCATTGTTGTCAGTCATTTTGAGTTTTACATTGTTCAGTGATAGCGAAAAATTGCTACCTGTATCAGTATCATAGCGGATGGCGACGCTACCATTATTGTCATATTTGACGATACGATGCGTAACACCATCAACCTGTACTGAATGGTCAATAACCAAACCCTCTTGGTTAAATACCAATTCAGAGATAGTTTCTTTGATCTCGAATCCTTTTTCGAGAGAACCTGTAACTTCTGGCATAAATCACCTATGGGTATAAACCGCATAATTACGGCGATGTCTACATTATTATTTTTTTAGATTGTATGGAAGGACCAGAATGGTGAAACCTTAGGACTCTAGGTGAAATACAAAAAATTATCGATTAGTTATATATTATTTGTATAAATGAGCAGGTAAACCATCAGCACCTAATATTCAGCTGTTGTGTTAAATATGGCACGCAGTAGCCTAATTATCGGACTATCACCTTTCAACCATTGGAGGTTTTATGCCCCCACGAACCCCAAAAGCCTGCCGCGTTCGCGGCTGCCGCCAAACCACCACTGATCCGTCAGGCTATTGTGAAAGCCACAAAAGCGAAGGCTGGAAACAATACAAGCCAGGACAATCCCGTCATCAGCGCGGTTATGGTTCGAAGTGGGACGGTATCCGCGTGCGTGTCCTGAAGCGTGACAAAGGTTTATGTCAGTTATGTCTGCGTGCTGGTGTGGTGCGTGAGGCGAAAACCGTTGACCACATCATTCCTAAAGCGCATGGCGGCACAGATTCAGACAGCAATCTGCAGAGCCTGTGCTGGCCGTGTCATAAGACGAAGACGGCTCGTGAACGGCTGAAGTAAGAACCAGTTCCCACTGCCAGAGGGGAGGGGCGGGTCAAATCTCTGTACCCTGACGTCTTCAGGACTGCCCGCCCCATCGTTTTTTTATACCCGCGAAAAATGAAATTTAACCAGGAGTGCCGCATATGGCTGGAACGGTGGGGCGTTCCGGGCGTCGCCCTAAGCCAACGGCGCGCAAGGCGCTGGCCGGAAACCCCGGCAAGCGAGCCCTGAACAAAGATGAACCTGTTTTTACGCCCATCAAAGGTGTTGAGCCACCGGAGTGGTTCGCTGAAGAAGAGCTTCCTCTCGCCACGATCATGTGGCAACTGACAACCAAAGAACTCTGCGGTCAGGGCCTGCTGTGCGTGACTGACCTCGCAGTGCTTGAGCGGTGGTGCGTGGCCTATGAGTTCTGGCGACGTGCCGTGAAAAATATTGCCAGACAGGGCAACACCATCACCGGTGCAATGGGCGGCATGGTCAAAAATCCGGAGCTGACCGCCAAAAAAGAACAGGAGTCCGAGATGAGCAGTACGGGGGCAATGCTCGGACTCGACCCCAGCAGCCGCCAGCGTCTGATTGGCCTGGCGGGGAAGAAGAAAGCCACTAACCCGTTTCTGAAAATTATCGAGTCATGAGCCGGAAATCTTACCCCAACGTAAATGCTGCCAATCAGTATGCCCGGGATGTCGTGCGCGGAAAGATTGTGGCCTGCCAGTTTGTGATTCAGGCCTGCCAGCGCCATCTTGATGACCTGATGGCGGAAAAAAGTAAGTCGTTTCGTTACCGCTTCGACAAGGATCTGGCTGAACGGGCCGCCAAATTTATTCAGCTGTTGCCGCACACCAAGGGTGAGTGGGCATTTAAACGGATGCCCATCACGCTGGAGCCGTGGCAGCTCTTTGTGATCTGCTGCGCGTTTGGCTGGGTCAATAAAGGCTCCCGGCTGCGCCGCTTCCGGGAGGTGTATACCGAAATCCCCCGTAAGAACGGCAAATCGGCAATCTCTGCCGGTGTTGCCCTGTATTGTTTTGCCTGTGATAACGAGTTCGGCGCGGAAGTGTATTCCGGTGCCACGACAGAGAAACAGGCGTGGGAAGTCTTTCGCCCGGCGCGACTGATGTGTAAACGCACACCCATGCTGACGGAAGCGTTCGGGATTGAGGTTAACGCCTCAAACATGAACCGTCCGGAGGATGGGGCGCGGTTTGAACCGCTGATTGGTAACCCCGGTGATGGTTCATCACCCCACTGTGCGGTGGTGGATGAATATCACGAGCACGCCACAGATGCGCTTTACACCACGATGCTTACCGGGATGGGGGCGCGACGTCAGCCACTGATGTGGGCTATCACTACCGCCGGGTACAACATTGAGGGGCCGTGCTACGACAAACGGCGGGAAGTCATCGAGATGCTCAACGGTTCGGTACCCAACGATGAACTGTTCGGGATCATCTATACCGTTGATGAAGGTGACGACTGGACCGACCCGCAGGTGCTGGAAAAAGCCAATCCAAATATTGGCGTGTCGGTTTATCGCGAATTTTTGTTAAGTCAGCAGCAGCGTGCGAAAAATAACGCCCGTCTGGCAAACGTCTTTAAAACAAAACACCTCAATATCTGGGTGTCGGCGCGTTCGGCGTATTTCAACCTGGTGAGCTGGCAGATCTGCGAGGATAAATCACTGACCCTTGAGCAGTTCGAGGGGCAGCCGTGCATTCTGGCCTTTGACCTGGCGCGTAAGCTGGATATGAACAGCATGGCGCGACTTTATACCCGCGAGATTGACGGTAAAACGCATTACTACAGTGTGGCCCCGCGTTTCTGGGTACCATATGACACGGTGTACAGCGTCGAGAAAAATGAAGATCGACGGACAGCCGAACGCTTTCAGAAATGGGTGGAAATGGGCGTTCTGACCGTTACCGATGGTGCGGAGGTGGATTATCGCTACATCCTCGAGGAGGCCAAAGCGGCGAACAAAATCAGCCCGGTCAGTGAGTCACCCATCGACCCCTTCGGGGCGACCGGGTTGTCACATGACCTTGCTGATGAAGACCTGAACCCCATCACTATCATTCAGAACTACACCAACATGTCCGACCCGATGAAAGAGCTGGAAGCGGCAATTGAATCGGGGCGCTTTCATCATGACGGCAATCCCATCATGACCTGGTGTATCGGCAACGTGGTCGGCAAAACCATTCCGGGTAACGATGACGTGGTGAAACCCGTCAAAGAGCAGGCGGAAAACAAAATCGATGGTGCAGTTACGCTGATTATGGCGGTTGGCAGAGCCATGCTGTACGAGAAAGAAGACACGCTGTCTGACCACATTGAGTCCTACGGGATCCGCTCGCTTTAACTGAGGTAATTATGATCATGCTGATTCTCGCGCCTCTGGTGGGCGTGCTGGGTGCGCTTTTGCTGGCATATGGTGCCTGGCTGATTTATCCCCCGGCGGGTTTTGTTGTTGCCGGGGCGCTGTGCCTGTTCTGGTCGTGGCTGGTGGCGCGATATCTCGATCGTACACAGCTGTCTGTCGGCGGAGGTAAATAGTGTTCTTTTCGGGATTATTTCAACGAAAAAGTGACGCACCGGTGACCACGCCAGCAGAGCTGGCGGATGCTATCGGGTTGTCCTACGACACCTATACCGGAAAGCAGATCAGCAGCCAGCGGGCCATGCGACTGACGGCGGTTTTTTCCTGTGTCAGGGTGCTGGCGGAGTCGGTCGGGATGTTGCCCTGCAACCTGTATCACCTGAACGGCAGCCTGAAGCAGAGAGCCACTGGCGAACGTCTGCATAAGCTGATCTCCACGCATCCCAATGGCTATATGACGCCGCAGGAGTTCTGGGAGCTGGTGGTCACCTGTCTGTGCCTGCGGGGAAACTTTTACGCCTACAAAGTGAAAGCATTTGGCGAAGTGGCTGAACTGCTGCCCGTCGATCCCGGCAGTGTGGTACCGAAGCTTAACAGTAGCTGGGAGCCGGTCTATCAGGTCACATTCCCGGATGGCTCCACGGATGTACTGAGCCAGGAGGATATCTGGCATGTGCGCACGCTGACGCTGGACGGACTGGTGGGGCTGAATCCCATCGCCTATGCCCGCGAGGCAATATCGCTGGCGGCAGCGACCGAAGAGCACGGGGCCAGACTGTTCAGCAATGGCGCGGTGACGTCGGGTGTGTTGCGTACAGAGCAGACGCTGTCAGATCAGGCTTATGAGCGCCTGAAGAAAGATTTTGAGGAGCGTCACACCGGGCTTGGCAATGCTCACCGCCCGATGATCCTTGAGATGGGGCTGGAC